CCGCCAATGACGATTGACGCCGGGGCGGACAGCGCGCCCGATGTCTCGACCCGTCCGTCCGCAACCACCACGTATCCGTCCCCGGGGGCCAGCGTCGGGAAGGAGACGCCTGTGGTGACTTGATCTGCACGCGCGTCGAGCTCGTCCACCTCGATGGCCAACTGAGCCCCTGCCGGAAGCCCGAGCGCCGAGGGAGAAAGCTCCGTCTCACTCGGGTCCCCTGGGGCGAACACGGTGAACCAACCCGGCCCGACGTTCTTCACGGCCAGCGGGGTCCTGACGGCTGCCGTGCGGCTGATGATGGTCTGACCCGAGCGCCAGACCAGCCCGCGCAGGACCACCACGCTGGAGATGGGGGGCGGCGGGCCGCTGGTCACGAACCTGACCGCCCCCGCTTCATCGCCGCCACCAATGATGGTCCACGTCAGGCCCAAATTCTGATAGCTGTCCACGTAGGCCGTGCGCTCGGCGGCGTAGATGAGCCGCTCGGGCGGCTCGCGGTCACTGGTGAGAGTTGGGACAGCCTCCAGGACCTCGATGGTGCGAACCACCCTGTCGTTGACGGTGCGCTGAACACTCATGAACAGCAGGTCTGGCCGTCCGCGAAGGACGCCCACGTCCGGGACGCACGCGATGTCACGGACGCGAGCATTACGCCCTTCATACCCGCCCCCAAGCGCGTGCCGGTGCGCCCCGACGACCTGCTGCTGCCCTTCGATGGTCACGCCAACCAGTCGATCCTGGTTGTCGGTCATCCACAGCACCGACCACGGAGACTGCTGGTAGGCCACGCGCCTGATGCCCGCCTGGGTCATGTGAGAGAACAGCAGGCTGGCGTCCTCGGTGACGAAGCCGTCGCTCTCCAGGTCGAACTTGACCTGACGGAGCCGCTGGCCGCCGCGCTGGACGAAGAACGCCTGACTGTCGATGCGAAGCGCCCGGACGGAAGGCTCAGAGCCTCGCCCGGTAGCACGACGCACCGCCGCCTCGGTGGGGGTAAGAAACCCACTGACGCCGGGGCGGATCACGAACTCGGCCCCCGCCGTCCCGATCATGAGAACGTCCGAACCCGACAGCAGCCACTGGATGGCCTCGACAGTGCCCGAACCCGCGCGGCGCGTGATGGCCTTGTCGGCGTTGGCCGCGTCGTTCTCGGCGGGGTCGGGGCTCACAGTCTCAAAGTTGTCGAAGGCGTTGCTGACACTGCCGACAAGAACGTCCGGCGCGGCCGTGAAGCCGCCATACCACAGCCGACCTTCGTGGAAAGCCAGCGCGCGGCAGCCCCGGTTCGCGGAAAACAGGCCAAACGCCCACTGCGCAGTGGCCCCTGGCAACCCCGCCGTGTCGCCCGTCCTGAAGACGCCAACCGTCGTCGCGGAGGTCGGGCTGCCCACTGTGGCGATCCGCAGGTAGACGCCCCGCCTCGTGGCCCGGTCCCGGAGATAGAGGATGCGGCCCACGTCCGCCGCAATGAACGCATTGGCCGACGCCGCGACAGTGAGGTTAGGCCAAGTGCCCGTCGCCGTCATCGTCGTGCTGGAGGTGTTCATTGTGTCGAGAGGCGCGCGCCCGTCCGCGAACTCAACCGGCGCAAGCTCGAAAGTCGGGGCCGTGCTCGTCCTGCGGAGCTTGTGGGGGACGTGGTCGGGATGCACCAGATAGAGCACGTCCGCATCCTGGGCGTAGGCAAGGTCCCGCACCTGGGCAGCCGTATAGGGCGAGACCAGCTCAATGACCTGGTTCGAGGCGTCGCGCACCAAGCCGTCGCGGGTCCAGAACCTCATGTAGCCGTTGCCCGCCTCGATGACGAACGAAACCGACGTGCTCGGCACGAACTCCAGGAGCACGACATTGCCGGTGGGGAACTTCGTCTCCCCGAGGTAGCGAGTGGGCGGCCGGCGCACCAGCGGTCCTTCCGGGGTGACAATGAAGTTGACGCACCGCCGCAGGCTGCGAGGATGCTGCGGAAGGTCGAAGCGCGTCTTGAGATAGGGCGTCCATTCGCCCGACGGCCAGCCTGTCGCGAACTTGACGGCGCGGGGCATGGCTCAGCGACGCAGCAGTCGGTATGCCACCGCTCCGGCGATCAGCACGATTGCCACAGCCGCCGCCGCACCCAGCGGCAGGCTGGCAAGGAACGGAACGGCTTCGCGAGCGATGTCGTAGGCTTCGGTGACAGTCACAGCGGCCTCCCGGTTGCGATGCACGCCTGCTGAAGGGTCAGCAGCGTCTGGTGGGCCTGACGCTCATCCACGAGCGCCAGATTGACTTCCGTCGCCATCTCGCGAAGGCGCGGCACGTCGGCGGGGCGCGCGGGCGAAAGCCCGGCCGCCTCCTGACGAAGATCGAACAGCCGGTTCTGCGCAGTCACATGCGCAAGCCGCGCGTCCTCGGCGTGTTCACACACGTCCTTGATCTGCGGGTCCGGCACCAGCACGTCGGCAGCCAGCTTGGCGGCCTCGCACGCCGGCAGCGCAAGCAGAACTAGAAGAATGGGCGACCAGCGGCGCAGCATCGCGGCTCTCCTGCGGTCAGTAGGCGCTCGGGCGGTATCGTAGCCCGTCGCGACCCCGGCTGTCTATCAATCCGTAGGTGTCCGGGACCTCGGCAGGCTGCTCGATGGCTCCCGCCATGCGAGCGCGGCGCAGCGCGTCGGCGGCCTTGTCGTAGAAGGCGAACGCCACCTGCTTGTCGTTGGCCACGCTGTGCGCGAGGTCGCCCGACAGCATGAAGGTCAAGGTGTCCACGAACAGCGGGTCAAACCGCGCGGGGTCGGTCACGTCGGCGACATAGGTGACATACATCACGCTGTGGTCGGTCAGGAGATCGTCGCCCTCAAGCTGGTAGGTCGTCGGGGCGTCCGTCAGAAGTTCCCGCCCACTGGCCTCGTTCGGGGACGCGGCGATGACCGTGTTGCAGTCCGCCGGGAGCCGCATCGCCTTGGCCCAGCCGAACGCGGGCGGGTCCTGGAGCGGGGTCAGCCGGACGCGCCGCCGGGCGAACCGCCAGCGATACCGGCGCAGGAGGCTGGGCCGCAGGATGGCGTAGAAGGCATCACAGTCGCGCCGGGTCTTGCCCTCGTCGAGGATGGAGACAAGCGGCGAAGCCCCGACCCGGAGCAGCGCCACGTTGTAGATGTCGATCAGCGCGGGCATGGTGTCCCCAGAATAGACCAGGGCCGGCCCCCCGTCAAGGAGATCCGGCCCTTTCGGCAGTCAGTAGACGAACGGCCGTCAGGCGACGTAGTCCACGTAGACCACGATGCGACCGGTGGCCACGGGCGTCACAACGCCCGTGACCGTCAGGATGAGGTCGGTATCCGTCCCGTTCGGTCCCGGAACGAGGGTGCCGACGCCCCGGCTCTCGCGGTCGAAGAGCACCTGCGCCGCCGCAGCCAGCGGCTGGTTGGCCAGGAGCGCCGCCGCCGCGCCGGTGAAGCCCAGGTTGGCCTGGGTGCCGGCAGCGCCGAAGGCGTTGGTGACGTCGATGAGGCCGCCCCGGATGCGGTTGCCCGCCGGGATGCGCGCCAGCCGGACGACCCAGCCGTTGACGATGTTGACGCCAGGGGCGTAGACGGCATACGCACTGCGCTGCATGCCGCCCCAGTCGCGGGCGTTGACGAGGACGGGCGGGTTCGTGACCCACTGTCCATACTGCGTCGAGACGAGAGACATGGTTCCGTCCTCCTATCAGGTGGTGCGGCGAGCGAGGATGCGCACAACCTGCACGTCCTCGACGCGAAGAGCACCCCACGAGCCCCAGGCGTAGACCTGCCACGGCTGGAGCCTGAGGTCCTTGCGCTGGCTGATGTCCGGCACGATGGCCTGGTTCTCGCCGAACTCGATGGCGTCCTCGGTGAACATGAAGACGCGGTTCGCCGGCGCACCGCCGTCGTAGGTGCCGTCCACGATCTCCGGCAGGCGCTGCGAACGGATGAACTGCATCCCGAGGTAGGGCGGCAGCCGGCCACTCTCCAGCGGGTAGAAGCGGGAGAAGTCGCCGTTGACGAACCGGTTGTCCTGGAGGAGCGAGAGCCAAGCGTTCTCGTTCAGCAGAACGGTCACGCGCGCGTCGGGATTGTCCACGGCCTCTGCCGAGAGCAGCCTCGCCTTGGCACGCAGAAGCGTGTCGAGGTTCAGCGGCCCGGGGGTGGTGCCGGTCGAGAACGAGAAGACATCCTGGTTGGCCACGCCACCCGGGAAGTTGGTCGTCGAGCCGCCCTGCTTGCCGACCGTCACCGGGCCGTCGAGGGCGGCGATGATGGTGTCGTCCTGGGCTCGCGCCAGGGCGGAGGCGATCCGGCGCGAGTAGGGGCTGCGGAAATCGACCACCATGCGCAGCCGGTCGAACTGATCGATGAACAGCGGCTCGACATCGAAGGCGCGAATGAAGCCCCAGCGCCGGTCATGGTTGATGTCGCCCTGCGACATCTGGCTGAAGCGGGTGGAGACCTCCGTGGCGGAGATGCCGCCGAGGCGTTCGGCGGACCACATCTCGGCCTTCACGGACCTGATGCGGACGGCCCCGCGCAGGCGGGCCATGGTCTGTTCGGCGAGCATGGTGACCGTGTCACCAAACTGCTCGACAAGGGCAGCGTTGATCGTTGTGGACATAGACTTTCCCTCTGTGCATTTCAGAGGTTACAGCGGCGACCTCTCAGTCAGGTTGTCGGGGCCTGCGGGTCACTGCGCCCGAGCCGATCCCCGGCCAGAAGGAAGTCTGGGCAGGAGACTACCCACAGGACTGTCGTCCTGTCAACAGGCTTTCTTTCACTGGTCTGCGCCGAAATCGTCCGGTTTTTCGACGCGCAACGGCGGGGGCGGAAAACCGGCCGGCGCACACACGCCGGCCACCGCCCGCCAGTCAGAGAGGTTGACCTCGCCGCGACGAGCCAAATCCCGGTCGAGGGCCGCGAGGTCCAGAAGCCCCGGGACGTAGTTCCCGAACTGGTCCAGGCCGCCCTCCAGCGCCCGGACACAGGCGGCCTGCGTGGTGAACGGCCCCCACACCTGGCGCGGGGGCTCCAGAGAGAAGCGGCTGACCTCGACGACCAGGAGGATGAGAACCCACATCAGCGAAACGCCCGCGCGTAGAGGCGGTCAATCTCGCTCTGGAGGCTGTCAGCCTTGGCGTTGTCGCCCGCGCGCACGGCGGCAAGCTGCTGCCGCTTCAGTTCGCGAGCCATGGCGGCGCTCTCGTTCGGGCCTGCGGGCGCTCCACTGCCAGGGCCGACGCCGGGGCCGGAGCCCTCCGACAGCAACTTGCCGACCTTGGCCAGCGCCTCGATGACGGCGGGATGGGTGCCGAGGCCAGCCTCGGTCAGCGCCTCACGGATGCCGAGTTCATTGGCTGCCAGCTTGGCGCTCTTCACCAACCCGTCGAACTCGCCGCCGTGCTTGCGGCGCAGCGCATCGACTGCCTCCGCCGCCGTTTTCTCCGCCGCCTCGGCCGCCGCCTTCTGCTGCTCGGCCGCGAGCCCGAGCGACGCCTTCAGCACCGCGTCCGCCTGCCTCGGGAGCAGCCCGTTCTCGTGGGCCACCTTCCTGAACCAGGCGACGCCCTTGTCGTCGAGCGCCCCTGGCGTCACGTCCTTGAGGTCGAACGTGTAGCCGTCCGGCGTCTCGGGGAGCCCCAGGCGCTTCAGGACCCCGGTCGGGTCCTGCTTGACTGCATCGTCGATGCGGACCAGCGTCTCCGGCGGAGAGCCGATCAGGCTCTCGGCGTGCGCGTAGGCGTTGGCGAGGTCGCTGACGGACTTGCCGGCGAACTTGCTGAGCCGCTTGCGGAGATCGGCGTCGTCGATGTCCTCGATCCAGGCCCCGGGGGACTTGGCGGGAGCAGCGTCGGCGGGCTTGGCGTCTCCGGCGGCAGCGGAAGGCACTCCACCGGCCTTGGGGTCGGCAGCAGCGCCGCCGTCTCCAACGCGCTGAGGATCGTCGGCCCCGGCCGCCGAGGCGCCGTCCAGAAGTCCGTCACTGGGCATTTCCCTTCTCCTGTTGGGTCTGCTCCTCACTGGTCAGCCGCCTGGGCAGCGACAGAAGGAAGATGGCGAGGGCGCGCTGGCCCTCATTGAAGGCGGTCTGGCCGAAGCTGTCAGCAACCAGCGTCGTGCGGTCGGTGTAGCAGAAGCGCGCGACCAGCAATCGCTCGATTGCTGCCCACTGCGGGCCGCCCGCAAGATCGCGGGCTGCGAGCACCGCGTCGTCGAACATCGAGGAGTTGTTCATCGGCCTATGATACCTGCTTTGTTCGCCGCTGTCATCACATTGGCGGCGGCCTCCGCGTTGACGGCGGTCGCCTCCGCCTCGACCATGGGCTGCTGAGCCGCACGGCGCTGCTCTCGGACACGCTCCACGTCGCCCTCATCGCGGAGGATTTCCGCCGGCGCGTTGAAGGCGGAATGCATGATGCGCACGGCGCGGTCGGTATTCAGGTTGTCCAGCACGGCAAGATCGGACGTGCTCTGCGCGACAATGGAAAGCGCCTGGACCCACCGCTCCAGCCCCGATATGCGGCCCTGCTGGAGCGCAAGAACGAGCGGACTGTTCGAGAACACGCGCAGGTTGAGGTCGGCCAGGGCTGCCGGCATGGGAGACAGCAGCCCGTCCCGGAGCAGCACGTCAAGCAGACGCTTAACAAGGGGTTCCAAAACGGCCCCCATGACCCGCAGAACCATCGGAGCGACCGCGCGGTTGCGTTCGTCTTTTTCTATGGACACTTCGTAGGCCGTGCGCGGCTGCTTGGAGCCGGCCGGGTTCGCGCCGCTCTGGAACAGCGGCAGGAAGAACGCGCGCTCAATCCGGGACTGCCGGTCCCGGAGAAGCTCGGCACCGACCTCGATGCGGCTGGCACCTGGTGGGATGATCGGCCGCAGCGCCTGCTGGTCGCTGTCCGTGTAGGTGATGCCGCCAGGGTAAAGCCGGGCGGGCGACAGCAACGCCCCGTCCCGGGCCTCCATCGGCGGGTCCACCAGCTTCTCAGCGCCGCGCAGGACCAGATTGGACAGGTTGTTCACCATGAACACGTCGCCCAGCGCCGTCATCGCCGGCGAGCGGCCCCACGGTGTGCCGTCTACGGAATACCAGGGCGTGAAGATCACGGGGCGAGACGTGTATCGCTCCTCGGCCACGACGTGCCCTTCGTAGACCCAGACGCCATAGAACGGAGCGCCCAAGGCGCGCATGCCAGGAGAGACGAGCTCGTCCACGTCCGGGTCGTCTGACGACACGCAGGCGTAGATGACCTCGACGGGGTTGTCGGCACCCTCCTGGGCAGACGCGAACAGCGCCTCCCGATCTGGCCACCGCTTGATGGCCGCGCGCTTCGTCATGCGGTCCTTGATGAAGACGGCATCGACCCGGCCGTCGCTCATCTCCGCCGCGACCTGCCAGACCGGGTAGTGGCGAAAGCGCGGCAGAGCGTCCTCACGGTGGTTCGCGCGGTCCCGCCCGCGCCACACCGCGATGCACCCGACGCCGTAGAGCCCGAGGTCGAGGCACAGGTTGTGCAGGGCCGGCAGCCCCGACCGCTCGCCGGAAAACAGGATCGAGGTCATCGCCGTCGCGGCGTCCTGCATCCACTCCTGTGCCGCCCGGTCGAGGCGGTGGGTCTTGAGCGGGACGCCCATGGCGTTGGCCGGGACGAACCGGAACGCGGCGTCCATGGTGCCCGCGAGGAAGACCTCTGACATCAGGAAA